TAAATTGCTATTATCGTCAAAAGAATATCTCAATATTAAATCTTCCCATGAAGCTGATGCGTGATTACCATCATACGCTTTTGGGGCTGAAACGTGGTTATCAAAAGCGGACATTGTCAGAGCTGTAGTCCAGTATCTAAACTCCATCATAGACCCTGTAAATGCTGATCCGAATGTAGAGCCATTACCGCCTATATAAGCGCTGTTATCTACTATAAATGATGAGTTGTAAGATGAACTGGTAGTACCATCTACGCTCATACTAACTGTAGATGATAAATATATAGTACTGCGACTCGCATCATATTTCTTTACAGATAAATTATAATCTATATTTTGAGTTGCACTATCACTTGATAGTTGAGCGCCAGATGATGATACTCTATTTAACATCACTGAATAAAATTCACCATCAAACACTGGTAGTTCTGACGAAGATACTTCAGAGTAACCTGCTGACCCAGACATTATAAATCCGACTCTCCCTATATTATCAACAGAACCATTGTCTATTAATCTGAGAGCCCAACTGGCCCCACTTTGGGTCAATACTCTATTAGTTGAACCATCACTCGCTAAACTCTTAAATCTAAACTCAACAGTATCTGGTTTACGTCCACTATCAACGTTATCAATCCATGTTGTTTTTATAAACTGGCCGGTTTTGAAATTCAATGCTTTGGTAAACTTTTTAGTGATAGAGTAAGATGTAGCAGATCCTGGTATATCAGGGCCTCCGTATTCTCTAACTCTAAGTATAGATGATGGAATACCATAACAATTTATAAGACCTTTTAAAGCTCTAGCGGTTCCTTTAGTTTTTAAAAAGAAAGGCATATTATTCAAAACACGTTTAGATATCTCGCGAGAGATATCTTGAGTTGATGATACAGAATAAACAGTCGGAGATTCAGATCCCGTCTGCTGATACCCCATATGGTATAATGGGAGTTCCACCAAATCTTTGCCATCTTTTAAATTGAACCCAAACGACTTAGCAACATCAAACACTAACTCTTTTGACATACCATCAGGTAACCCATCCCTTGTATTAAATGGTGATGTCATGTTTTTAATGTATAGAAATATATTATCATCATAATAATGCCCGGTCATTTTTACAAAGTCTAAAAATGATCGATTCGAATCATCTTCTACAACGAATGATGGTAAATTGTTTAATAAATAATTAGGGTTTAGCGTATCATATAAAGACGCACTTGAAATTTGAGCATCAAACCAATCAACTCCTTCTGATGATGTTGTGTGAGATAACACGTAAGGTGATGCAAATGTCCCATCACCACTAGTCTTTGGCCATGAGTTTTCATAAAATTCCCCTAGGGAACTAGTAACATACGATGAGCTTTCAAAATACATATATTTTTCAAACCCATCAAATCCATTTATAGTTTCACGTCGTTTTAACATCCACCTATTAATCTCTGTAGTTAAACTAGCAGTAACTGGTGTGTTATTAGTTGCGTGTGATGCACTATTAGCACTATACGTTTCAATCTGATCTAGCTTGTATTTAAAATTACGTATACGTTTTTCTATTGAACTAAAATTGATGAAGTTCTTATATCTAGAATAATCGACGTTGAGTTCAACGCTGTCAGAGCTACCACTGAGTAATTTGTTCTCTAATTCATCTCTTATATCGCCGTCTGATGTTAGTAAGGTATCGTATGTTTTATAATCGGTAGTTCTGATATTAATAGGGAAATCGACATCATTTAATTTTGGGTTCCTTAAAACTACAGCATCGACGTCTTCTTCAACAAAGTCTATTAAAAATACGTCCTCTTCAATAGGTGGGAGAACTTCTTCAACAACATAACAATAATCCTTTTTAACTATATTTGAGGGAAGCTTATCATATAATTTATATACCATTGAATATGGTGACTTTTCAAATGTAACTTTATCTTGGATAAAATTGGTAGTGAGTAATAAATTATCACCACCAAAATTTAAATAATTATTTAACCCATATCTACTCTGATATTTAAATTTAATTTTAGGGTTCTTAAATGGATATGTCTCTAGACCACTATACTCTGTAGATATAACATCAGGGTGTGTGTTAGCTCTATTCTCCCATGTAGTCTCAACCTTAATAGACGTTGGTGATAATATTTCGGATATCTTAGTTGTATAATCAGCATATATAGGTGTAGTCTCATATATTGCATCATACCCAGGATCGTTAGCTTGGGGATCTCCAGGCGTATCTGGTATCTGCTCATCGTCTTCGAAATCTTCTTCTACTGGAGGAGTTTGATTACTTGATTCATCACTCGATGGTTGAACCCACCCATATTGAGATCTATCACTTAAATCACCTCCTCCTTCATTATTCCATTCATCATAATCGCCCCAAGAAGACCATCCAGCAGGTGGTGAATTGTTAGTGTTAGAAGATGTGTTGGTGTTGTTGGATGATCCACCACCCCCAGCGCCGCCTCCACCAGACCCACCACCATCTCCTAGTTCAATCATTCTAAGTTTAACGGTGTTGCTCCCACCACCCCACAACACAGAATGTATATTTTTATGGGACATGTGAATCTCCTGGAAGATGTGACTCATTTGGGCCTATATTGTTATACCCTACTATAGTTTGTTCATAGCCAACTAAAAACGCATTTTTGATAGTTATAAACCCACCCTTCATTCTTTTATTAAACCCTGAAGAATCTGCATCAAAATGTAATATTGTGGGGTCTGTAGAATCTATAGTAACATCTCCAGCCGGGCTCGTAGTAATCCACTCACTCCCCAGTCTACTAAATGGGGTTTTATATCTGTAATCAGATATACCTATAGGGGCTATTCGTATTTCACTTCTGTTCTTAGATATGTCGTGTATAAAATATTTATAAGGTTTAATAGCCAATTCAACAACGGGAGACCCATCAATAGGTTTTATCTTCCCCTTATAAATTCTACCATCATCATCCACGTGATAATCCCCTGAAAATATTTTATTATCACTATCAATAACAACGTATTTATCATCACCAGCTTTTCTTCTTAAAAAATTATATTTGACTTTATATTTTCCCCTACGAAATCCCATCCTTCTAAGATCACTACCGGGCTGCATTTTTATTTCACCACCTATTATGTAATCAGAAGTTCTACTAGACTTTAAAAGAACTCCTTCTGAATCATACACGTGCACTTCAACAAAATCTGTAGGGAACGTGCCGAACCCATTAACTGGAACATTTCCAGTTAATACTAACATCTCAGTGTCTTTGTTATTTAATTTACTAGACATTATTTATATTCCGCCAATTATAAAAAGATTCCATATTATTCCATTTACCTAAAGTAGCTGATAATGTATTATTAGCATACACTGTATCACCACCTTTTAATTCTAAATTATATAAATAATCAACATATTTCATAGCAGCAGGCTTAACCTCATCAGGAGTCTTCCATTTATTATTTATACAAACTGGATGACCGTCTGTCAAATACATTCCGTTTAATTTAACCATTCTATGTAGACCGTGAATTGGTGTTTTATATATCTTGCTGACGACTGCTATACCATTCTTGGTTTTCACTACATCACCTAGCTTGATTCGTTGTATGACTTTTTGCTTACCATTAGCCATTGAAATATTAGCGTTCTTGCCGAAACATACACCTTGACCCCCACCAGTATCTTGTTCTGTTGCAATTGCAACTAATGCGTTTGTAGAGGAAACAGTCGATTTAGAATTACTTATAACGCAGTTATAATATCCACTGTTTGCAACGTTGAGGTTTGTTATTCTTAATTTTTTAGTATAAACTCCAGAAAAAGCCTCGCTGCTTACTAATGGGATAGATTCTTTATACCATCGAAATATAGGTGCAGTGCCATTAACATCCACTACGATCTCAACATAATCATCAACCCCCTGTTCAGCGTATATAGTCGAATCTGGGTTAGTTATTATTGATATGGGATCAACTGTAAGTGTAGGCGTACCTACCTGTGTATCCGAAGTCCCACCAGAACTTGTATCCGAAGTCCCACCAGAACTTGTATCCGAAGTCCCACCAGAACTTGTATCTGACGGGTCCGTTTGTGTAACAGATCCTGTGATTATATTAGTGTTGATGTTGGTTTTACTTTTAGGGAATAGTTGAGTAATATCCCTCTTTAATATAAGATCAATAGCTGGGCCACTTTTATACTTTCTACGTAAACTAAAAACTGAAATAAACTGGTGAGGCATATTTAATCCCATACCCGAATTTACGTCCTCAAACAACAGCATGTTACCATTAGCATCCCTCATATTCTGATTAGAGCTCATTGTTGACCCTGATGCTGACATTTTATCAAACTCTAGATTTATTTTATCATTATACTCCTTTTCATCAGCATCTTGGATGTCATTCCAAAATTGATTATTTTTTAATTCCTTTAATGAATATGGCATATTATATCACAACTTTAAAATGACCACCATCGAAATATTGAATAGTTTCATCGACAGTTCCACTGCCACTAACAACTTTAAATTCGATATCGTAGAATCTCTCAGATTGCAATCCGTTCATCCACATATTAAAATAATTCCCAGATGAGTCGCAACTTAACAATGACCCTGTTCCATAAGGCATAATCACATCACCGCTATGAGAGTCTTTGATCTGATAATAAGAGCTACCGCTTGGAAGATATTTTACAGTGAGATTGTCAGATGTAGTGGCCCATGTAGCTGTCGGGAATCGCTCCTTACCAACAACTCTAAATTTAGTCTTAGATGACTCCTTATATTCAACACGCAGTCCCTTCATATATAACGTCATATCATCCAAATCCCCTGACGTTAACTCATCCAACGATCCAGTCGACCACGTCGAATCATCCCATTCAACTTCCAACTTGGGTTGATATATGGTATTAGTTTCTCTCGAAAAGAAACTAAAGTTGCCGTATTTATTAGAATCACCTTCAGGTGTATTGACGTCTGAATTACCCAAACTCCCACTTCTCTTTAAGATAAACCCGTTATTAGGAATAGTGCCATCTACCCATTTATTCACAATATCAGTAACATCCATTCGCATATCGTTGGAATCTATATCATATGATTGTGATGCTTCATACCCACTTCCAGAATACCAAGCACCCCCAGTATCATCAGAACCACTGATCCATTGTGTCCCATCATTTTCACCATTTCTATATTTCCAGCTCACACCTTCTGTTGTAATAGGAGTATCGCTATAGCTACCCACTCCCATTGACCAGCTCTGACTTACAGGATATGCTAACAACGTTTGGGTTGTATCAAAATTTAAATTATCAGGATTAGCATCATACATGTTGAGATAAAATGATGCACTATGCATTAAGCCTGAGGCAATTGATTCTGAAATATAAGTCACATCAAATTGAATTAATCCTCTAGAAACTTTTATAACTGAAGCATTAGCATTAACATCTTTCCGGATTTCAACTACACTATCTAATCCTGAATTCATACTTTGAGATGATTCGTATAGCGTCGCATCCTGTGATCCATATTCAAAATAGTACATTAATAATCTCCCATTACTCTACCCTCTATATCAATATCGGGGTATTTTAATTCGAATATACTAGGATCCATTGATGGGTATAACACCCCATCTTTAATAGCTGAATCTATATCATAAATGTTTCCAGAGTACCCATCAGACGTTCTCCACTTGTTGGTTACTAATATAGGTAGGTTTTGAGGATTGTCATCTTTAGGTGGTACTATAGATGCCACACCATCTACTAGAGATAATTTATATGCAATGTCTGATAGTATAATAGGTTGATTAATCTGCCATGAATCTATATCAAAAAACCCTTTTATATTTTGGATAGCTTTTAACAAAACGTCATTTTTATTATAACCTCTTTTAGTTATAATATTAAATTTTACACCAATATTTACAACCCACGCATCTTTAATATTCACCGCATCAGTCACCATTCTATATTGACCTATATAAGTTTTTATATTTTCCTTAGTGGCTTCGTTAAGTGTGATTAATTTCTTATCAGCTGTGTATCCTAAAGTGTACATGTTCAGAGCTAAGGGATTGGCTATTCTAGCAGCCGCTTTATATTTTTTCTTTTTCTTTTTATTAAAAGTAAGGAGCTCATCGTTAGCTTTATTTAGTTGATCATCTTGAACTATATATACTTTTGAAATACTTCCATATTTAGCGGGTAGTGCATATGTTCTAATAATATAATCTTCCTTAGTAACAGCCCGTTGCTGTGCTTGGAAATAAGCTAATGAGTTATGCTTAATCTCTTGTATCGATTCCTCACTTCTACCACCAGTAGCAGCAATGGGGTTTAAAACTGCGACAGAATTCTTAGAATCTTGAACCGCGTTTGAATTTAAATTAGTGTCATTGATATTATATGATACTGATGATATTTGCGTTAAATCACCTTGAGCTACATTATCTTTAACTCCACCACCATATGAGTAAGTAACAGTGAGTGTTGTGTTAGAAGGTGCTTGACCGTATGATTTAGTTGCTAAAAAGTTTGAAGGATCAAACGCTGTATTTAAGTAACTAGGGCTCCCTGGTAATGATGACCCCACACTATCAGGGTTAGGGATTATCTCCTCATCAGGGTTATCTGATATACCTGCACCGAATCTTAATTCAGTCTTATTATCATATCTAATAAATGTAGTGTATCTACGTGGGGTCTTTATCAACTTTATCAAATACGGGGTATCATCACTATATTGTGATAGTTCACTATCGCCCGCTGATGTGTTTTCAACATCATCAAATACAGTGTCTTGAGCTAGAAATGGAACTTCATACCAAGAATTAGAGTCACTATCTGTTATGCTAATGATTTGAATTATATTTAATTTATCTAATATTATTCGCTTATACTTCTCAGCAGATCCTATAGATACCGTTTCAGTGTTAACAAGCCCACTTTCAGCCTTAACTGTTTTTTTAAGTAAATATTTTGAAACTAACCCATCTGCATCAGTTTCGTATATTGAAGTCTCCATATCGTCCATAGAGCTCGAATATTTAAAATTAGCATCTTCTAACGTCCTAAAGGTCACTCCACTCTTTGATTTCACCTCAAGCCCTGATGGAACTTCTAAACCATACCTTAGATCGGGTGCTATGCTATCAGGATTGCCTATAGAAGGTACTGTTTGGAATACATCCAAATCCACAGCAGCAGGACTTGATAATTTAGGCTTATATCCAAAAGTCTGGGCCATCTCAAATACAGTACGCTTTTCTTCAGCAAACGCTAATAGGGATTCTTTAAACTGAGAATCTATATAATAAGACAACGTATCACCTATATAAGATGACATCTCAATAAACATCATTCCTGGGCTTGATTCGTTGAAATCGTTGTATGTGTTTGGAAAATATATTTTAGAAAACTCTATAAGTGAGTCCCTAAATCCAGCGAAGTCTTTATTGAGATATCTAACTTCTTTTGATATTTTCTTTGTTGGTGTTGCCATTTAAATTCTCCACTATCCCTGCAAATCGAATGATAACGATAAAGAATCATTCCTGTCGGGTTCTAATGTTATACTATATTTAATTTCTATTTCAAGTCTATTAGGCATCATATCAGGTGATGTTACTATTACGTTTTCAACATTAACATAAGGTAACCATCTTCCTATGGCACCCCTAATTTCCTCTTCTACTGATGACGTCAAATCAGAGTCTATATTTTCAAACAAGGTTTTATACAAATTAGAACCAAATTCAGGTTGACCCAATCTCTCGCCCTTGTTAGTTAGCAATAAGTTTTTTAAGTTAGATTTAACTTGCTCTAATGTGGTTTGTGTTTGAGGAAAGAATCCAGATGAGCTCCTGCCTAAAGGAAAACTCAATCCAATCCAAACATCAGGATCTAAATCTTTTTCTCTTGCACTTGCCATTTTATTTATCCTTATTAATTACCTTCATCAAATCACTATAATCTCTAGTCAATGCATTCACAACACTTTCAGGAACTTTATTTAGATCAACACCAGCAGCATTTGCAGTTTGAGCTGCTGATAATTCTCTCATAGAGTCTGGTGATTTGTTGTGTCCCATTATTTCGCGCATACGTGTACTATCAAACGTACCGCTACCCATTGTAGGATATGATTCTCGCCCTTGAGATAACCCACCTTTAGTTTCATTTAAAACTTTATTTATAGCTTCATTCTTAGAATATTTAGTTCTAGGTTTAGTATCCACAACATCGGTTATATCTGACAATTCTAGTGGGGGTTGTTCCTTATTAATAAATATATCATTTACTTGTTTTTTAACTTCTTTACGTACAATTGCTTCTATTATTTTGATAAAATCATTTTTCTTCATTATCAACTCCTATTACCTTTGGGATTTTTTCAGTTACTATCTTTACCACATCTTTTATATCTTTACCTAACACACCTATCATCCCCTTCACCATATCAGGAACGGGTTTTAGATCATCTGCTATTTTGGCGGCTTCTTCTTGTAAATATTTAGCAGTCATACCAGGTGCTGCTATTCCCGCACCTGATATAGAAGCTGCCTTCTGAGCAGCAACCACCGTCTCTGTTGTAGTTTTAGCGGTTTCAGCAGTCTCCTGAATGCTCACTAGTGTCTGCTGAGCACTGTTAACTTCATCAACCAAAGTCTGAACTTTACCCAACTCTTCTGTTATGTCAACACCCATTATAGCGTCGGTGTATAATTTATTAGCATGCTGCTTTAATTGAGCACCAATATCTATTTGACTTGTAACTTGTTTCATTAATTCATCTGCTATACTCATATAATTATAACTCCTATCTAATCTTCATTTAAAGAAATGTGCCCGACAGTATCCATGGCTTTTTCTAATGTATCCAACACACCTGAAAGTTGAGCGTCAATAGCAGGCATTAAGGGCACTGCATTAGCACATGGTGTAGTTCCTAGAGTGGACACTATACTTATCAAGTTTTCCAGCGCTGCCAACAACAACGTGCCGTGAGGAATAGCACCATCGCTTTTAGAAGTATCGCCTAACATGATCTTAGGTGCAGATAATTTTATTTCAGTTGATGCGCTTTGATATATTTGACCAGCTTTTGCGTTTATTATAATTTTATCAGAATTCACTATAATTGATTTACCTTCAAGATCATTTGGGCCCACAAAACCATCAGCATGGATTAATGGAATTGGAAATTCACCATCCACTGTCAACCAAACTGAAGACCCATCAGCATTAATATCTTCAACCACAGGTTTGAGGGGTATTTCTTCAAAATCCACATTTTGATCTTCGACATCAAATATTCCAGCATCTGTTAATTGACCAGCTCTAATTTTTATATTAGGTGATTGTAAAAATGAATCACCTCCACCAAACCTAATAGATTGCCCAAATCTCCCATTAAATATAATATCACCCTCGTATGGTTGAACTTGTCTAATATCAGAGTTTATCTGGAACACATCCCCTATTACATAATCGGGATCGAAATCTCTATCACCTATAGATCCTATACCATTCATCGCGTTATTATTTACACTATGTAATAAGTTTATTTTTTGACTATAGAATCGTACACCTGGTTGATGTTTGGATCCAAACTGTCTATGAAAATGGGATACTACAACTACATACTCACCCTTTAGTGGGTATTCTTTTATATTAGTATCTAACGGCCGTAGCCATTTCAAGTCTGGGCTAGCCTTTCCAGCTTCACTATTTATCATGCGAGCTTTAATATATCCTATATATGAATAATCTAGTTCATCCCATTCTGGCTGATAATCTTCATCAAACACATCAGGTAACTCATCTTTAGATAATATAACATCAACAACTTCAGCGACTTCCATTTCATAGAATTTAGATACATCTGAAAATCTCTCTTGAATTAAATCAGCTACTTCTTTTTCAGTAGTAAATCCCTGTTTAGAATATTGTAAATCTTTTATATTTTCAGAATTATCAGTCCAAGCCATATTTAATTTACCCTATCTATTTCCTTATTAATAGAATCACTTTTCTTTTGAAGTCGAGTGGCAGTTTTATCTAAAGTTCTCATCAGCTGACTCTTCTCATCATCAGATAAACCAAATTCATCATCACCACTAACCCGTTGTTCTGCTGTTGCTAATTTTTGAACTATGCCTGCTAATTTAATTAATTGCTCATCATTCTTTACATTAATTTCAAGATATTCTTTTATCATAGGAATCAACTGTATAGCCATATCGCCGTCTTTTATAAAACTAGATACTTCCTTTACTAATATTTCAAGCTGACCTTTATTTCTTTTTGAATTATTATATATGTCTTCAAAAAGTGATGATAAAGACTTACCTCCAAACACTTCATATTCTACACCCATATTATATTCCTATGTTGATAAATAATTTTTATAACTTATGTATAAATATAACATAATTAAAAAATATGTATAAAAACAAAAAGCTTGACGGTGTCAAGCTTTTTAATTACTATATGTTGTATTTTTTAAAAATTCTTTTAAAAAATAGACCCAGTATTCTTAGTGTCTACCTGACCTAAATTAACAAATTGTTGAGCGATCTCATAATAGTGCTGCTTCATCACATTTACTACTCTAGTAATATGTTGAGTCTTAGATCCAGTCATCTCCCTGACTAGAATATATAAGCCCTTTTTATTAAAAATCTCTAAATCTGTCCTGTTTCTAAATAAATGAAGCACAGCATCAGCCACGTTAATATCCTTTTGCTTTTTAAAGATATTAGTCATATTATTAGACCAGTATTCTAGCATCTGATTAATAAACTCAATTTTACTAAATACGTTAGAATCAATAGTACTTTCAGCTGAATAGTTTCTCTTGCGATCTAATACAACTAAATCACTATGTGTTTTTAATTTTTTATAGTTATTATTATTATGTAAGATTAAATAGTTTTTAGCTACTATACTAAAATATGAAAATGCCTTCCCCTTACCTTCTTGGAACTTATGCATATTCATAACTAGAAATGACACTACCTCATGCTTTACCTGATTTGGTGGTACATCAAAATAATAAAACTTAAAAGTATGGATAATATTTTCAGCTAACTTATCAAATGGGTAATCTATATGTTCTCTATATATCATATTCCTCACGTGAGGATTTTCTTCTTTATTGTATTTAATTATAGCATCTTCAGTTTCTTGTGTAAAATACATCCTACTTTTTTTCTTCTTAGCAGTTTTTTTAGCCATTATTCAGTTTCTCCATATATGGTGTTTAGTGTATTTATAATATCTTTTATTTCATTAAAAATTGCCCCGACTTCATCATCAGCTTCGAAGTGTCCTGTAGAATCTATATTGTCTAGCTCACTTTTAACCTTGTTAATATCTTGAGTGAAACTCTCAACCCAAGACTCCAGCAATTCAGTTTTTTTCATTAAGTTCCATACTACATACAATAAAGTTACGACCAATATAGTACATAAAGCAACTAGTATTTCTACCATCATTATTTATCCCCGAACAATTCATTAAATAAATCTTTACTTCGTTGATTTAATTCATCATCCTTAATATTAAGTTGTTTAGGTTTAGCGTATGACTTAGACACCTTTTTAGGTTTAGACTGTTTATGGGATACCACTTCCCCTGATAAGATATCATCATACGGTATACCTGGATTATCACCAAACATATATTGTTCCTTCTCCCATCGAGTAGCTAACATATCAGCTTCGTGTATTAAATACGGTAAATTACTTTTAAGGTTTTTACCTTCACCATAACCCATTAGATAACCCTTATTAGCGTCTTCATACATACCATCAGCCAATCTTAAACTCAAATACTCGAGTTCAGACATCTTAATATTAAATTGATTTAACAACCATATAGATCTGTCAGTTACGGTCATGTGATGAATCTTATCGTTATAGTCGTAGAGCTTACCTTGATTTATACGGTGCCACTCTGACTCATTAGGAATGTAGTAATCATACTCCATATTACCTATTTTTCCTAAATCGTGATGTAATGTACAGAATATAACATCTTCCTCTGAATATTCTGAAGTGTGCATGCCTATATCATCATACATATCTTTTAGTTTGAGAGCGAACCTTGTTATATTTAACACGTGACATACGTATCCACCAGGAAATGCACTATGATAATACGTAACCCCACTAGCAGGAGCAAACATCATTCGTTGTTCGAAATGATTGTATAATTTTAATAAATTATCTTTTCGTTCCCCTGTAAACTTATTATTTACAACATCCATCAATTCATCCCAATTCGATTGAATCTGATCGGGTGTCATTGTTTCATTTATAACCATCGTTTTTCCTTATTGTTTAGTTTATCCAATTTAATTTAAAGAGTTGAACATCATCGTATCGATATGGCATAACTGTTATTGATTCTAAAATATCAACCACGTTCACGAATCTAGCGTTCATTGTATCCTTAACTTGATACACCCCATCTTTATGTGTGGTGCCTTTTATTAATACAAAATCTCCATAGTCAAACTCACCGCCCCACCGTTTTAATAGATTGCGAGATAAAGCAACCCATCTATATTCAGATGCTTTTTTTGTATTAAATTTAGTCCCATCCGCAGTGATATTAGGAGTTATATCAGTTTGGGGGTATACTGGTTGATACATAGTAACGTCAACTTCAATCCCGTATTCTTTGAAAGACTCCAGTGAGTCTGCCAACATACCATTTTCATATTGTAACTTATGAATTATATTTGTATGGATTTTATTATTAGAAGTAATAGCCTCTGTTGAAATGTAACCATTAATGGTGCATATTATTATAGTAAATATAAGTAATTGCATATGTCTATCAGTCATTCAGCTATCCTGTCAGTTTTACGTTTTCATTTTCATTTTTTAATTGGTGGAGCTGGGCGGAATCGAACCGCCGTCTTAATGCATCATCCAAAAAGTCATTCACAGTTTGTTTAGTTTCTTTCCCACTAACAAAGTCAACTACATCTGTTCTTTTATTACTCGTCGTAGCTCAGTAATTAACCAACGAAGATTTGCTGTTGTCTCAGGTTCTTACAGATGGGCGACACCTTATCCCTAATATCTGTGTCTTAGGTATAGGTGGCATACGACTAAGCGGCGTACGCGTATTGTGTATAGTTGTCAATTTAATTGACGTGTGATTGTAAGTAATCATCTACTGCACTTATTTTTCAAAAAACACCAATCGAAGCCTAATCAGCCCCATACATCGTCTATATCTATATCCGACTCATAATCGTCAAATATACTATCCTCAAGTTCTCGAGTTAATTCATCAATCAATTCTTGAATCATTTCCCAACTTTCTTCTAATTCTGATTTTTTTAATACTTCCAATACATGTACGTTATCCATCAAATTCTCCAATATCAAATAAATAGGATATAATTATTTTTTCATCTTATTTTCGTGTTACAATAAATGCGGTTTAGCTTCCACTATCCCCGCATATGTGACTTCTACTAATTCTACTTTACTATGAAACTCGCTAATATTGTTAGCGCCAACATAACTGAAAGAACTACGAACTCCATCCGTAATGTCTTTAAGTATTCTTTTGAGTTTACCTTTGTATGGTATGATTTTATGATTTCCCTCCACATTCTCATTTACGCCTCTATCTAATTTAGAGTCCAACGAAGCAGAACCCCTATACTTTTTAAATAACTGTTCGTTAGGCCATTGACCTATTTTTTCGATACTCCCTGGACTTTCTTTAGTGCCCGATAACAAAGACCCCAACATGACTGAATCAGCTCCACAAGCCAATCCTTTACAAACATCACCGATATTACGAATGCCACCATCAGCATTAATAGGGACATTATAATTATCAGAGATGGGAAGTATATCCATAAGAGTAGTAACTTGCGGAATCCCGACGCCCGTTCTAATACGGGTTTCACATAAGCTTCCATTTCCGATTCCCACTCTAAGACCATCTGCTCCCCATTCACATAAATCTTTTGCTGCTTCCGATGTGGCGATATTTCCAGCCACGACTTCAAACGTTCCTTTAACTTCATTTTTTAATCTCCTTAACGCATCTTTTACTAATATGTGATGTCCATGCGCTACATCTATAAGTAGTACATTACATCCGTTAGCTACTAATTCTTGTGCTCTTTCTACATAATCATCTATCACACCGATTGCAGCACATAGTGGTTTTTTTCTCCACCGTTCATTCATCTCTTCCATTTCATCAACAAAGAACATATCTTCCTTTAAGTCATCCCAATCATCTTTATTAGGAGTGAGTTGTCGGTTAAGTAAATTTCCACTGAACTTACTATTCCACTTTTCCCACATTTCTTCATATGAACTAAAATCTTTACCAATATCAAAAAACTTATCCCATTCATTATGAAGTCGTTTCATCATAAGTGATTGTTCATCAATAGTATTAAATCTATGTAGAACTCCTACACCACCCCATTCCATCATTTCTTTCGCCATTTTATAACCAGTAACGGTATCCATTGGTGAAGAAACTATTGGGATTGAGATTTCAGTATTTTTTGTGAAACGAGTTGTTAAGTCTATATTACTTCTGGATAAAACTTCGCTATACTTAGGGGCAATCCCAATATCATCAAAAGTCAGTGTCTTTTTCATTTAGCCCCAACTTCAACGATGATCATAATTTTTTCTACAATATGATCATACATACCATCCCAAGGTACAGTCTTATTAACATCATTAACGCCATCAGTTATTATTTTCTTTAATTTAGATTTTATCGACTTTACGTTTTTCAAGATACTGACCCGCTAATTACAAGTTTCCAATCACCACTTTCAATTAATGATTTTGCCTTTTTATATTTTAATACCTGCACCCTTACACCATCAGATATTCTAACTTTTTCATTACGACCAAAACTTTCTTCTATATTGAATGGTTCTAATTTGCGTTGTCTATCCATACAAACTATTCCATTTAGATGATCTACTTCATGTTGTACAGCGATTGCTTCAAGTAACCGTAAATCACTATCATCTTTTTTAGACTTTTCTTCTTCCCATGTTCCTCTACCACTATCTGTGGGAACTCCACTGAAATACCAATTTGATTCTTCTTGTTCTGTATGTATTACGATATTCTTATATCGTTGTGTGTGAACCCCCGTCTTTGGAAATGAAAGACAGCCCTCATAGTAATCTATTTCATCAAATTTTTCTATTACTTCTGGATTGATTAGTATAAGTGGTTCTCTTACATTTACTACTGCTACTTGTGCGTCTATACCGACTTG